TTAGTCGCTCTCCCGGTCCTCTTTGTCGTCGTGGCGGTTCTCTGGCTTCGCGGCCTCCTCGTCGTTCTCTAGTTGGCCCCGTTCCTGCGCCTCTATCTCTACTGCGCTCCAACGGCGGGACGCGTCGGCACGCGCCTTGGCAATCTCATCAAGTAACGCGCTGTGAGCTAAGACATAGCGATCAAGCAGTTCCCGCACGACATCCGACGTGGTCTTTTGGGTAGCGAACTGGAGGTTATCCAGTTGCTCATGCAACGTGACCGGGATGCGGACGTGCAAGACCCGCGTTTCAACTCCCTTTGGTCGACCTCTCGTAGCCATTTTTCGTGTCTCGTATCACTGATATGCGAAGTCTAGCAGATATCGACGGAGGCATGACTATTGAATATCAAATCTCAATAGATAGAATCATATTTTTGTGATACAAAATACGGATATGATTCTATTTGTTGTGAGACAAAACACGTTTACTCGCGACACCTTACGCGTTACGTGCGGAGGGGAATGCTCTTTAACAACTTGGTGCGTAGGTGAGTCCTACCGGCCCCTAGTCAGGGTCGAGACGTGGCAACGATAGTCCGCACGGCTGCAGTAGGGCCGAGGCGGCAAGGTCGATTGCAGCCACGAAAGAGACGAATACTTTCGGTTCGTAGAGCAGGTTCAAGTGAGCCTATTCCATCAACCGAATGACGGAGAATCCATCCATGCAAATTCAAGCAGTAGCCGCACACACCCGCCTTGCGCTTGCAACGGTGGCGTTTTCGAACACCGGCAAGGACGAGGATCACGCAACGCTGAATGAGGAAAACGCGGCGCGTTGGCTCAAGAATGGCCAAGACCATCTGCGCAGCAATGCGGCCGCAGCCCATGATCCAGTCGCTGTCGATACGGTGAATCTGGCTTCATTGCGCCATCGCATACTTACGTTGGCTCGATTGCTCGATGAGGCAGAGGAGGAATACAGCCGCTTGGATGCCGCCCTTTACGCGATGTGAAGATGCGGTGGAGCGTTGTGAGCTATTGTTCTTGCTTTCCACGATGTAAAACACCACACAGCTAAGGAGAGCTATCTCGCCTGGACGGCGCATCCGACGATACGAATTTTTCTGAGCTGAGGAGTCCTCTGTATTTCGCAATATATAAAAGGGCGCAGCTTAGAAGATGACATGAGGTCCAGGCTCTGCATTTCACGATATAAAATACCCCACAGCTTAGGAGAGGACGAACCTCACCCGATGGGTAGGCATGCCCGATGATGCCCCAGGTACGTGCAAGGCGAACCGTAACCGAATGGCCGCTTGGTCGTGTTCCTTGTTGTCTACAAAAAGGAGTTAGTACAACTATGTATAACGTACATCGCGTCCCGGATATTCCCTACGCGGACAGTCGGGTCATCAGCGCCCGGATTACGCCGGAGTTCCACCGGCAACTTAGGCAGCTTGCAGCGGAGAAGGATTGCGCGGTTGCTGCTGTTGTCAAAACAGCTTTGGAAACGTACATCCGAGAGCAAGCACATTGACTGTCGGGTTGCAGATCTGGGATGAGCGAGGGCGCATTGCTCTGGATGCGACTACGCGCGCAGGGAGAGTTAGCGGTGTCGTCCGAATTCATCCACCGGGAACGAAGGATGTGCAATGGATTGCGGGAGAATCCGGTTCCGTCGCGGCTGATCTCTCGGGAGGTACACCTTTTTGGGCGTTCACTCCGGACTGGCAATTTCGGCACGTTTCGGGTAACGCGCCTGTCCCTGCAGTACAAATCGACGTGAACGGAATTAGCTGGTTCTACTCAGGATCGTCAACAAACTATCGAACGCCGATGCCGGGAACGCTGGTGTACGGCGTGTATTGACGGAGGACGCGGATGGCACGCGGAAAATCGTACTCCGTAGATAACCCTGACGCGCTGGTTAACGCTATCGCGGCGCTCGACCAGACATTTTCGGAATCGACGCTGCGACAGGCCGCAGCAGCGGGTGTCACGCTAATCAAAAATGAGATTGCTATGCGCGTCCCGAGAGAATCCGGAGATTTGGCGGCGGGCCTCACTGTCGCCTACGATCAAGAGGATAGCGTCGCGGGTCTCATCGCTACATACATTGCGACATTCGTGGGCGATACCAAGCCCAAAGGTCCGAGTAAGAAAAAGGTATCTCGCCGTGCGCTTGCGGGTTGGCTCGAAAACGGGACATCAAAGATGCCGGCGAAGCCGTTTATCCGGCCCGCCTTTGAAGCCATGAAACAGCGGGCGGCGGACCGGTCTACAGAGGTAATCCATGCAGCACTCAACAAGAAAGGAGGTAAGTGAGCATCAGTAACAACAATACCACTGTTCGGTACTCGGTCGATGCCTCCGGCGCACAGGCGGGTATCGGCCAACTCCGTGCAGCAAATGCGCAGTTGAACGCGTCGCAGGAAGAAGTACGGCGCAAACAAGAAGCAGTACAGCGCGCGATGCAGGAAGCCGCCAGCAACGGCTATAACCTCGCCGCGCGCGAAGCAAAGAAACTCGTAGACCAGTACGACCGACTCCAAGCGACAGCCGGTAAGACGCGCCTGGAAATGCTGAATCAACAAGCCGCAGTGCGTGGCGTGACGCAAGCATTTGCCGCACAGGCCGCAGCTATTGCCGAAGCTTCGAAGAAAACGCACGAACTCCACCTGAACAGTGTTGGTGCGCGGCGCGAAATGATGGTTCTAGCTCACGAAGCCGCAACAGGCAGTTGGAAGAACTTCGCCGGTTCCATGATGGTGATGGCAGAGCAGGTCGACGCTATGAAGTACGCCACGCATCCATTGGCTTTAGGGCTCGCGGTGGCCGGTACGGCAGCTTATGCGTTTTACAAGGGCATTTCCAACGCCAACGCGCAGTACAGGGCGTTTAACGACGCGACGAATTCCACTGCCGGCTACGCACAGCAGACACGGGAATCTATCCAGGGACTTGCGGAGGACTTGTCCAAGCGATTCGGAGTTGGCCTTAATGCGGCGACGGACGGTCTTAATCAGCTTGTAGCAACAGGGCGTGTTACCGCCGATATTTTCCCGCAGGTTGGCGCGGTTGCGCTGGCGATGTCGAAATCAACGGGCGACTCTTTCGATAAGACCGTTGAATCGCTCTTGAAGCAGCAGGACGAGGTGAAGCGAGCGGCTGAGGAGTATCAGCGCACGCATCATTCGATGTCCGATGTCGATATGAATCGAATCGAGTCTCTCGAAAAACTGGGCCAGAAGCATGAGGCGTTCAAAATTCTCATTGCGCAGCAGTTGGCCGATATCGAACGCGAGACCAAGACTAGCACGGACCATCAAGCAGGCTTCTGGGACAACGTTACATCCGCATGGCAACGGTACGCTCGGGCACTAGCTAACAAGTCTACGGACTTGGACATCCTCAACAACCTCAAGTCGAAACAGGCTGCGCAGCTTAGTGGCCGGATGCTGGGAGACTACACCGACTACGGCCCGCTCATCGCCGCGCAACAGAAGATCGTGGATGCGAACCGTGAAAGCCAAGAAGCGGCAGCGCGGGTCGCGGCGAATAAGGCAGCGCTGGCGGATTCGCTCCGTGCTGTAACGGCGGAGTACGAGCGCACGAAGTCCGCGCAACAACGCCTTAGCGATGCCGTCAAGCGTGACAACGCGATTATCGACACGCGCATTTCGTTGCTGACGAAGCAGGGGAAGATGACCGATTCCGTGCGGGCGCAGCTTGAGGCCCAACGAAAGCAGATGATCGCCTTCGACACGGAACACATCACGCCCACTCGGAAGCGTGGCGGTGGCTCTGCAATCGCCGCGATGAACGCCGAGGCTCAGAGGGGGTTAGCGATCCGTCAGTTGATCGAACAGCAAGCAGAGAAGCGGCTACAAGCCCAGCGACAGATGGGCTTGATCGACGCGGAGACGTACTACCGCAAGCTCACGGATTTGCAGCGGGCCGCGCTGGATGACCAGATTGCACTTGCGAACCGGCGTGCGGATGCGCTTCGATCTTCGCCGGACAAGCGGGCTTACACGGAGGCTACGGCAGCCGTGGAAAAGCTACAGCTACAGCGTAAGGGCCTGGATTCGAGCCTGCAAGATACGTTAGCGGGTTTGTCGCAGCGGCGTGACATCGACGTTAATCGGTATGTCATGGGCCTGAGTCAGATGAGTGCGCAGCAGGGGGAGGCGTACGAGTATCAGGAGGCAACTCGCAACATGACCGCACGGATTAAGGCTCGGTTTGACGCGGAGTATGCGCTGCAACAGCAGTACAGCCAGCGTATCCGGGCGTTGGTCGAACAGTATGCACTCGACCCGACGTCGGATCAGAGGCAATACGCGGAGAAACTCCAGGCTGAACAAGCCTATCTGAAAGAGCGTGAGGCGAACTTTGAGCAGGCATTTGCCCGTGAGGAGGCACGGCGTAATAGCTTCGCGGCCCAGATGAAAGATGGGCTATCGTCGCTCGGTGGCGACGCTATGACGAACGCGGAACTTGCCAAGACGGCCTTTGTTACTGCGTGGCAGGATTCGCAGAGCGCCTTGGAGCAGTTCATCACAACAGGCAAGGCTAGTTTCAGTTCATTCGCTACGTCGGTACTCGCAGACCTCGCAAAGATCGCGTTGCGGCAGGCTGAAATCGGCGTGTTCAAGAGTATGGCGAGTGCCTTCTCATTCTTTAGCGAAGGTGGCCCAGTGCTGCATCGTGCGAGCGGCGGCCCCATCTCTGGCCCCGGAACAGGGACTAGCGACAGCATCCCCGCGATGCTGTCTAACGGTGAATTCGTCGTCAATGCGGCGTCTACGAAAAAGTACCGTAGCTTGCTTGAATCGATCAACTCGGGCCATATGGCGCACTTCGCGACTGGTGGTATCGCTGCAACTCTCGCCCCGTCTCCGGCAGCATCGGCAGTTAGCAGTGAGCGGCCCCATTTCACTGTCAATCTAAACGGAGGTGGCGGTTTGACGGAGGCAGACCTCAAAGAGCTAACCCAAAAGATGCAGGGGCTAGTAGATATCCAATTGCACAAGCGTATGACCGAGCAGGGAGGATTTGGGTATCAAATCCGTAACGGTCTGCTGTAACTGACCTGTATTGCGAATCCGTCGAAGCCGGGGCGGGTTCGCTCTTGATGTTTCCGGCACCGTTAACTAACTATTAAGGACTGCATTGCAAAAGTCATTCTCGTCTATCGAGATTAAATCTGTTCAGGAGGATCGGCGAGAGATAGATGGCATCGCATCAACGCCGACCCCAGACAGAGTCAACGACGTGGTTGAACCGTTGGGCCTGACGTTCGCAGCGGATGCGCCGCTACTCCTCAATCACGATCACGCCCAGCCTGTAGGCACTGTTCAATTCGGTACGCCGACCGCAAAGGGGCTCCCGTTCAAGGCAACGATTGCCAAGGTAGACGAACCGGGGATCGTGAAAGATCGCACGGACGAAGCATGGCATAGCGTCAAGAGCGGTCTTATCAAAGGCGTGTCCATTGGCTTCATCGCTAAGGTATCCAGCCCGCTCGCAAACGGCGGCACTCGGTTCATAAAGGCGGACGTTCATGAATTGTCGCTAACGGCAATTCCCGCCAATCCGGAAGCAAAAATTATGGGTTTCAAGGCGCTGGACGCCGTGGATAAACGCGAGCCGCCAACACTCGATCTATCGAAGCTTTCGCCAGAACTAGCCGCTATGTATAGGGCAGGTCTGGCACGACGGGCGACTGAGCAGAAGGCCGCAGAAGCAGCAGGTAAAGAGCAAGCAATCACCAACATCTACAAGGAAAACGACATGCAGAAAACGGACAATAACGGCCATATTTTCATTCGCGGGGCTCTCGCTAAGGCGGTGACGATGGAGGGCGGAGAAGAGGGTTACGCGGCGTCGCGATGGGGCGCGGGTTCCAAGACGACGGCATACATTAAGGCGCTCTCTGGCCCCATGACTTCCGCCGTAGATGCGGCGGGCGCGTTGACTGCGGGTACCTTGAGCCGTCGGCAATTCGTCCACGCCGTGTTTAGTCGATCGATTCTCGGGCAACTTCAAGGGCTTGTTCACGTTCCGGCAATTACTCGCGTCAATGTCGAGAGTGACCCGACAGCCGCCGCGTTCTTCGGACCCGGTACAGCTTGTCCGGCTGCGCAAGGCAAGTTCGGGGTGAGTATGGCCGACAAACGAAAGATCGGCATTACGGAGGTAATTTCGGAGGAACTCGCGCGCGCGACTGACGAAACGGCGGAAGTAACCATTAGCGCGATTCTTCAACGCGCATTGAGCCGTGGATTGGACAATGCATTTGTGGGCAGTCAAGCACGGGACGCGGTGTCCCCTACGGGGCTAGCGGCCATTGCGGCTCACGCCGCTAACTTCGACGCTGGCATTGAGATGTTTTCCGGCGACCTTACTACGTCTAGCGTAATCGTCAATCCACGCTCGGCTGTCGCTCTGCGTAGCCCTGCGGAGAATCAAATTACCGCGGTGGGCGGCATCTATAAAGGTCTGCCCGTGATCGCGTCATACGCCGTTCCGCTCGGTAAGGGCCTGATCGTGGATGGTAGTCGAGTGCTGGCGTATATCGGCGACGCGGAGATTACCGCGTTACGACATGCTGACGTGTACAACTTGCGCGGAAGCGTATCTCCTTCGGTTCCTGTCAATATGTTCCAAACCAATCAGGTAGCTATCCAGGCTGATCAGTATGCGGATTGGGACTTCGTAGATGGCGCGGCGGTCGAAGTTACGTTGGAGTAACCAGGAAACTTCTAGGAAAGAAGAATAGGGCGGTATATCGCCGCCCACATAGCTTGAAAGACATCCTCATTAACGTAAGGAGAACGATGGAGTACGATTTCCTGGTGGGTCATATGCAGCCCCATCAGCTTAAAGCCCTGGTTGGGGCAGCAAACACGGACAATCGGCGTCTCGCTATTGAGATGGCCCGCAATGACTTCATCGCGGCAGCGGCGAAGATGCGACTTATTCGTATGGAACTTGACGAGGCGGAGCGGGAATGAATCGCCGAGACAGTACGTTTATGGTTAGCTCGGCGGCGCTGGCGCGATTGCACGCGGATGCGCGTAGCGCAGGTATGGGCGCATCTCGGTACTTTCGAGAGAAGGCGGACAAGATGCGCGACTCGTTCGAGTCCGCGTCGTCGTATCGGCCGAGGCTTGACTTGGGTACGCCTCGCAATAGGGAGTATCGAGTGGGTGTGTTCGGACCCACGGAGCGACGATTGCGAGAACTGGCGAAGCACCTGGGCTTACCCGCCGATGCAGTGGCGGAGATGGTCATCACGTCGGATGAGGTTTCGGCGTGAGCCGCCGTCAATTGCTGGAGGCCGCCCGTCGCGTCGGTGTGCGGGCCGACATGTTCTTTCGCGGGAAGCGCGTTCCGATGAATACCGAAGCAGTCCGTACGGCGTTGCTGGAACGTCTATACGGGCGGAATTTGGGTCCGGTGCGAGCCAAGACACCGCAAGCTATGGACGACAGGATTTTACGCGGCGCAGCTTGCGCCCGTGGCGAACTTGGTCATTCGCTCGGCGTAGCTCAGATGGCCGTCCGTGAAGGGCAGGACGCGTTACAGGAGTACAAGCGTCTTGCGAGTCTCAAGCGACGTAGGCTGGAGGACGAGGCAGCCGCGCTTGCATTGAGCCGTCAATGGTTGGCGAGGGCTCGCGCCATGCAGGACCAGTATGAGGCGCGGCGTGCGGCAGTCCAACGATAACAATATCTGTCCGACGTGTGGGGAGCGATTCCGCTCCTCGCGAGCCTTCGACATGCATCGCACCGGTGAATACGGGCGTGTTGGGCCGGATGGTCGGTACCTATCGGCGCAACGACGTTGCCTCACTGTCAACGAGATGCGGGAGGCCGGAATGCTTCGAAATACGCGGGGACTCTGGATTACGAAAGCGTTCGGAATTGCCTCTCCGTTTGCACCTGGGGCCGATGCAATCCGCGAGGGCAGGGGCATGTAACTGCCGGTCATCCCGGCCGGTTATAGCCTCACGCGTGTACGCGCGCGCACAACACACCTAGCCAAGCGTTCGAATCCAACTGAGCCAAGGGCGAGTGCGCCAGTATCCACCGCCCGCGAATCTCTGGAGATTTACAACGAGATGCTGTCCTCTTTCATCCGCATGTGTGATGCAAGTAAGGCAGTAATTGAGCATGTGTGCGATCTGATCGTGATCGGCCTTGCCCGCAATCTTGGTAACGCGGCTGAACGTGATGCGAAAGGCGCGAATTTGTTCATAGACGTAGGCGACGTCCTCCGCAAGAGCCGGACCAAGAAGCCCAAGTTTCGACACGCTCGAATCGAATATGGGGCTATTGGGCGGGGTGAACTCGGTTTCAGTGAAATCAAGCGACGGGACGTGCGAAAGCATGCTCGTCAACTGGCGCTTTAATTCTGGGACAGCGGTTCCGTGCGATTTCAATTCACCGGCGAGCGCGCCCGCGAGCGCTTGCCCCTCGCGGAACCGCTTATAGTCGTCCCCGAGGAAATTATTAATGTAGCCGCCAGCGAGCACACCTACAAGCGCTATCAATGCCGTGTTTGCGTCACTCATCGCTTGTTCTCCATTGAGGCGACAGCGGCATTGTAGCCGAGGGTATCGATGGGGCGACGTTTCAGGCGATTCCGAGCCGATCCATGAGAGCTAGGGAGTTATCGGCGGGAATTTTTGCAGTTAGCGATATTTTGACACTGACCGGTCGGCGCTGCGGGTTTTGACCTCTGCATTTTTCCTATCCCCCCGTCCCTAGCTACCTCAGTGCCTCTGCTGTCGATACCGCAAGCGGCCATTTCGGCCTCACTGTGGGCCTGTTGCGAGGCTGCGAAGGGCGGGGCAATACCTGAACCAATCGGCCCGTCTATGGGCTTCTGATCAAAGGAGATGTTTTATTGAGTGATTGTTCTAAGCACCCGGAATGGAAACCTACGGGGCTGCAATGGACGTGCCCGTTTTGTGTGCCAATAAGTAACCGTCCTCTGACGACCAAGCAGAAGGTCCGTATAGCTGCGGCTGGAAGCGCAGTCCGAATTGATGACCTCTCCGGAGGAGCATGGGATGTGATCCGAAAGCGAATCCGTAAGCGTGATGGGTACTGCTGCCGGGCCTGCGGAGTCGCTGTACGGGCCGGGGTTGTTGATCACATCAAGCCCCTTGCTCAAGGCGGCTCGAATGCGGATGAGAATCTGCAATTGCTCTGCAAGGAGTGCCATGACGACAAAACCAACAGTGACCAGGGATACAAGGTGCGGAGGAGAGTTGGTTTGGACGGGATGCCGGAAGGGTGGTGACGTGTAGTCGTCCTGGAAGTATGCAAAGTATGTAAATAATCTCTATTAATTTATAGAGAGTAAATTAATAACGGAAGTCTGCAACCTAGAGGAAGATGGCGAAAGCAGAGAAAGACCCGCTGGTAGCAGCGGAACTAAGGAATCTCTATGAAGCCGCGAAGCGTGCGGAGGGGCGTATCAATCAGGTTCGGGCTAGGCGAGGTGACCCGGCAATCCGGCTTGTAATCCATCCGCAGCTTCGTCGGATCGATCCGTCGAACTGGAAAGGTAAGCATCGAGTTCCGGAGATGCTTCTAAGGTTGCTGCTTGAAGGAATGGGCCTGGAATGCAAGACGAACAAAGAGCGACATGAATTGATGATCCGGGCGGCTGTGTCGCGGGCAGGAGGTGAGGTCAATAACGATTGCTCAGTTTCTGTCTGGTCTCGCCAGCTAACGGGATATACATTGAAGAACTGTATCGCGTTGCTGGAGGGCGCGGGTTACGTGCCTGCAAGGGCCGATACTAGGTTGTCGGACTTCGTTCGCCTCATTATGGCCGGGAGACCTGCGAGGCAGCTTGCCGACCGTTTGGGTAAGACGCTGGGAGAGGGCATCCACGCAGTTACGTTCTTCTCTGCCAACGATATGTTGTATCGCGGCGTTCGCTATAACGTGCAGTGGTCGAAGCAAGGGAAGAAATGCAGTCCGCTTCTGGGGAGTGGGACCGCACGCGGTGGAGGCAAGCGCGGAGGGCTTCTTAAGATTCTGAAAGATTCAGTTACTCGTACCGAGTGGCCGCTGATCAAGCAATTGGCGCATGGCGCCGACCAGATGCGAGCGGCGCGGGAGGTCGCAACGAGGCTCGCCGCAGCCCGCGCCGAAGCCCGACGGGAGCAAGATGTCTTGTTATCCGGTCTGTTCGAGACCAGTGATACTGGCGTCGCCCCGAGATCGTAGGTAGCAGGGCGGCTGCAACAGTGGTGGAGATGAGCATGTTCTAAACGTGGATGTCTGTGCTATGTTTTGATGAGATCCGGGGTTGGCACAATCGAGACAAATATCATCATGAAACTCATATCTGCACAGGTAGCGAACTTTAGGTCCGTCGAAGATAGCGGGGAATTTAAGATAGGTGATTTGACTTGCCTTGTTGGGAAAAACGAGGCGGGTAAAACAGCGATTCTAAGTGCGTTGTATGGATTGAATCCTTATGGGGAATTCTCTTACGACAGAACTAGAGATTATCCTCGGCGTTATCTGAATAAATTTGATGAAAGACATCCTCAAGGTAGGTCGCGAGTTATAAAAACGTCGTGGGAGCTTGATGATTCTGATATTAATGCAGTCTCAGAGGTGCTTGGGGCGAGTGTGCTAACCAGTACGCTGGTTACCATAGAGGCTGGAATAGGCTATGAAAATTCGTCCAATTGGACCGTGCCGTTAGATGCCGTGAGGTGTCTTGATTTTCTTCTTGATAAACATAAGCTAGATGACACGGAGCGACGGGTGCTTGTCGGCTGCTCAGATGGCGCTTCCGCAGTGACAGCAATTGAGGCAGTGTCACAACGGTCTCCAGGTTTAGAGGCGGTATTGACCGATATTAAGGCGCACAGGAAAAATAGCTTCGTTTGCGCAGCAATCGATGTGTTGTTTAAGAGAATGCCGAAGCTCTTCATGACTTCTCATTTCAATAGAATGTCTGGCGAGGTCTCGATAAATGCATTAAAAGACGCACAGGCAAAAAATGATCTGTCGCCATCTGATCAAATATTCTTAGATTTCTTGGCCTACGCGGGAACATCGGTAGATGAACTGATGGCGGCTAAAAAGCTAGAGGAGCTAAATGCGAAATGCGAAGGGGCTTCGAACGAAATAACTGATGAGATTTTTGATTTCTGGACACAAAATGACGCATTAAGTGTTTCGATCGATATCGCTGAAGGGCGCCCCGAGGATGAACCGCCGTTTGATAGTGGAACCGTTGTAAAGGTTAGAATTCACAATTCCAATCATCGCGTGAGTGTTCCGTTGTCGGAGAGAAGCGCTGGGTTCATATGGTTTTTCTCATTTCTCGCGCAATTTAAGCAACTTCAAAAGACTGCGGGAGACGCAATAATTCTGCTTGACGAGCCAGGGTTGACGTTGCATGGAAAAGCTCAGTCCGATTTGCTGCGATATATAGAAGAGCGTCTTTTGCCTACGCATCAGGTTATCTATACAACCCATTCGCCGTTCATGGTCCCTAGCGAACGACTGTCGGACGTGTTGATTGTTGAGGATGTAGTCAAGCAGGATGGTCGCCGTAACACAGTCGAAGGTACGAAGGTTCGTGACGATGTATTGCTTGTCGGAAAAGATACACTTTTCCCACTTCAAGGTGCACTTGGTTACGACTTAACTCAGAGCCTGTTCGTTGGAAAGAATACTCTTCTGGTAGAGGGACCGTCTGACATTTTGTATTTACAAGCTATGTCATCAGCGTTGCATCAACGCCGCCGTACTTCGCTTGATCCACGATGGACGCTTTGTCCCAGCGGGGGCATCGATAAGATTGCGTCCTTTGCATCGCTCTTCGGTGCAAACCGCCTCAACATGGCAGTCGTGTGTGATGTTACGAAAAAAGATCGTCCGAAGATTGAAAAACTTCGACAGCACGCGTTGCTGAAGGCAGATCAAGTTTTGACGATAGGTGACTTCACGGGGCAGGAAGAGAGTGACGTTGAGGACTTGTTCCCACCAGCAAAGTACGCTGATCTATTGAATGAAACCTTTGATTTGCATGGTGAGGATAAACTATCCGTTAACAAGCTAGCGGAAGCGGACCGAAGTACTCAGCGAGTGGTGAAGCAGGCAGAGGCAGCTTTTCGTACGCTGTCACCAGAAGTGCCGGAATTTGATCACTTTGCACCATCCGGGTGGCTGATCCGAAATCCCCAATTTTTGGACGGCGATGACGAGGCTACATTGACTACCTTGGAGCGTGCGGAACGATTATTCGCAGCGTTGAATTCCTTGCTGTAGCAATTAAATTTTATTCGCGATGTAGTCAATTTCAAGTCAGCCATTACACCTCCGTGTAATGGCTGCCATGATCTCGCCAACTCGGGGGAGGGGGATGAGTACCACGGCGATTATTGCGTTAGGATCAGGTCTTGTTGGTGCGCTGTTTTCGGCGTATCTAAGCTATATAGTTCGCTTAAAGGCCAAGGAGCGGGAGGATGCAGACGAGCGAAAGAGGTTGGCGCACGTCAATTTCCTGCTGCTTACGGATGCCGTTGCTGCTGATTCATTTGTCACAAATGTGGCGAACGGCCTTGTTGGCGTGTACGGCCTAAAGACGGAAGATTACGAATTGTCTCATATTGCTGCCACTTACTTGGCAAGTAAGTTTTCGGAACTAGGGCAAGAAGATTTGATAAGTGTTCGATTTTTGTTAAAGCCCGTTGTGCGTGCCGCAATGGCATCCACTGAAACCTTTGAAATAAATCCGAGTGATCTTGGTCGGATGCATGAGATAACCATTTACGCTTACCATAGATTCCAGACAATGTCGGCGAGATTGAGGGCCGCTTTTGATCTTTTGGATTCCGTTCTCGAGCAGCACGACACAAAGCTATTGGATGCGCCGGTAATCCATTCGATTATCCGCGCGTATCGAGACTACGCGGACGCTGCAGGAATTTTGCGCGCTGGTCTACAAAACAGCGCCGGGCTGTCGAGCGACTATTCCGTGCAATGCATGAAAAGGAGCTATGACGCTGTTCGTGCCGATTCTCTGGCCTCGCTCTCGCACAACGCGAAACTAAAGGCCGCCAAAGATGCGGCCGAGGCCGCGCAATCACCCGAGACCCAGACCGAGGGAATTGCCGCCTCGGGCGAGCATGTAAGCCGGCCGCCTATTTAGGTTCCGTTTCCATTCCATCTGCTGGATACAACTGTAGGATTCCCCGCGCGGCCTCAACGTTCTTCGTGTGCAACCGCTCGTCGTAGTCCGCCGGCCGCAAGATCACTACGGAACGCTTGTCGTCGTTCGGCTTATGCATGCGTGGCATGAGGGGATGGCGACGCCAAATCGCGTGGTGCAACTTGGCTGGAAGCAAGCACCTAGGTAGGGCTAGAATTGGGTAGCAAGCATGTAACCTGATTGCCCTAGGTGATTAAGCAGTTGTTGATGAAAGGGAGTTCATGGAAATTCCTGCCCCGAAGCTGCAAGGACCGAAGCGACAGCACTATCTACCTCGGATGTACCTGAAAGGGTTTGCGAGCGATGGCGGGGTGGCTGTATTCGATAGACACACGGGTGATCTCCGGCGACAGACCGTCGAGAACACGGCGGTCGAAAGGCACATCTACACGTTCGAGGACGATCAAGGCAGGCGTCGCTATGAGATCGAGGAGATGCTTTCCCAGGTCGAGTCTGGTCTATCGGATGCAATTCCTCGCATCGAGGCGGCAAAGGGTTTTACGGGAGACGATATTGACTACTTGCGCAGTTTCATCGCATTTGCAGAGGTACGGACACCTAGTGCACTAGAGGATGCGAAACGTGTTCACGCGGGTTTTGCGAATACCTTGGGACATGCAATAACTGCGTCTGTCGAGCGTGCGATGGGGGCGCTTGCGGCAATGTACCGCGACAAAGGCGAACGTCGTAATCAGGAAGAGTTAAGAAGAGAGGCAGAAAACCTTGTGCGGTTTGTGCGTGAAGGAAAATACCGCATTGAGGTCGATGATCAGGCTGCTCTTATGCAATGTGTGCGTCTCTGGAAGCCTGTTATCGATGCCTTGCTGCGGAAGGACATGCAGATAGTCACGCCGACGGACCCTCAATTTCGCTATATCACCTGCGATTCGCCAGTGGTTCTGGAGAGTGTATCTGACCGAGATATCGTTGGATTCGGTTCGGACGATGCAATTGTTCTCTTTCCACTGACTCCACGATGTTTGATTGTTTTCAGCGGTAATCAAGGCCGCATTGGAACTGCCTCAGCGCAATCTGCGCAGGTTGTTCGTGTCAATGAGTTGCTTGCCTTGTCGGCCGAACGCTACGTCATCGCCCCCGATGAGGCAATGCTTGGGAGTCTGGTCGGACATTTACGGCTAGGTAAAACGAAGAGAGGTGCGAAATATATCACCGGGCGGATAATGACTAGTGACGGCGCAATAGGTGTTGTCAAACGAACTTTTCCGCACCGCACGCCTCCTTTGAGTCTTGATTCTGAGGCGGACGCCGAGTAGAGCAGATTCAACAGGTCTGCGTTGTGCAACCTAAGAACGCGGAATGTCCCACGTCTCAATGATTCGCTGCGTGAGACTACTTGCCCACGATCTGACGTGAATCGGTCGATACTAGGGCTTGAGGTGGATTACTACAAGTTCACTTAGACTCGTCGTAGGGGCGGGGGCGATGAGTCCACGCCGGACTACTTACGAATGAAGAAAATGTATGGCAAGGAAGGAAGCGCAATGATCGCGGGGTTTTGTGACCGAAGAAAGTTTTTTCTCCGACCAACGCCTTGTCGTGTCTGCGCGTGAGCGATGTCAAGACCTCTATCGCAAATTATCCGTTTGGGCGTGTTGTCAAGCTGTATTACATTATGTCTATGCAGGGCCAGCCGGCACTGCAAAACAAAGGGCGAGCTACCCGTGGCCTGAGAACCTAGTAGCTCGCCCTACACGAAAAAGGCAAATCGCATGCTTGATCAATCGACGCTGTACGTAGTCCTCGCTGTGACCTACGCATTGATGGCACTGATTCACAGCCATCCGTAAGGCGCCTTTGTATCCTATGTATGTCTGTGTAGGATACATCGCAGTCTAGCACTTTCAGATTACCGGTCAACAGATATCCATGGCCGGGCGGGTGGGGCGCTAGACGCCCGGTACATCGCGCGTTTGCGTGGTGAGTCCCGGCCGCCCACCTAGTTCTAGGTGGGCGGCTTTGTCACGCCAGTATTCCTTAGCATTGCGGCGGTCCTTTACTTCCGGAGGCGACGTTGGAATTTCCGATAGCAATTCACAAGGACGATGGGACTGTGTTCGGCGTGACCGTACCGGACATTCCTGGTGTGCACTCATGGGGCGAGACCATGGGTGAGGCCATCGAGAACGCAAAGGTTGCAATCGCAAGTCATGTTGAGACTTTGCTCGCGCTTGGAGAGGGGGCGCATTTCACCTGTTCGACCGTGGAAGAACTGTCAGCGAACCCCGACTATGCCGGAGCGGTTTGGGCGAATGTCGAGGTTGAGGTTCCTCGGCTGACCTGATCCTCAGCGAGTAAGGTACCGTTTATGAAGATTCTGGCGATTGTGGGTTGGCTTACCTTATTCCCTGCGTTCACAGGAGTCTACGCCGCGCGTCTCTGGTATCTGTCGAGCAAGCTATACGTAAGGCCGATATGGGAAAAGTGTGGCGGGATTGAGCCAGGGGTTCCCTCCGCCTCCAATTCGGGTTGGATTGCAGGAATCCTCGAAGCGAGTAGTGAGAGTGCCGAGCTAAATCGACGTGCGGCTCTGTGGACGGCTGTATCGGTTGGCCTGAGCGCCGCTGTGACGGTGATCGGGACAGGCCTACCGCTCATCATGGGACAGTGACGCGTACGAAGTTCCAGCGGATCAGTCGGTCACGGCCAGCATCCGGTCTATCTCGTCGATGGGGATCATGCCGAACTTGTTCAATTTGACGCGATAGAACGCCATCCGCTTTTTCACTGTATGGCGGCTGATACCTAGCATTGCCGCAGCTTGGGTGTAGGTGACATGGGGCGGCCGTGGGTGGCGAGTGGCGTAAATCTCTACGGCCTTCGATGCGATCCGGAATGCGTCAGTCTCAGAGATTCCCGGCCCTTGCCTGACTATCTCTCGAATCACTTGGGGTTGGTGGCGCGATTCCGGCAAGTGATGTGTTCGCACTCTAGGCATAGGTCACTCCTGGTCGGCGTGGAGCAGGAATTCTGCGATAGCTTTTTCAAGTTGTGAAGGAGTGCGACGAAAATAGGTAGTGCCGGTTCGGTGCCTGATTCCGGACTCGAACTGGATCGCATGCGCGGTGTAAAGTGGTTGCTCCTCTTTCTCGTCAGGAGCAGGCGAAGTGGATCAAGACGCCATCAACTTCTCGTTGTTCGATCCGAAGAAGCTACGAAAGGCCGTGGACGCGCTCCGGGAGCAGCCCCGGCTGACGTACCCAGAGTTTCAGAAGTTGGAGCATGAGCAAAAGGTGCTTCACGCACGCTTCGATGAGTTGGCTAAGATGATGCAACCACTTGAGGAATCTTATGTGCGTGCGCGACGCAAGCTTGGGCCGAAGCCTTATGATCCGACGACAGATAAGGCTCTACAGGACGTCAACCAATCAGGTCTGGCGCGGATGCGGGAACTTCGCTCTCAGCTTGAAAAAGGGCATGCCATTTGGACGAAAGTGGTCGCTGCAAGAGAGGCCCGCGCCCATTTGACGCGCGTGATAGGCGAATGCAACAAGCTGACTGACCTGTGGGTAATTTCTCGGAGAATTGAGGACCCGAAGTTCAATCCATTCTCCCGGCAGGCCGGGGATGCACAATAATTCCGGTTTCGAGGATGACCGGAAACCTGCGGGGCTACCCCAGCTTCTTCGCCAAATCTTCGGCGCGTAGATGGGTGTAGCGTTGGAGCATGCTCAACGTTTTATGACCCGTGATGCTGGCGACTTCCATCGGGTTGAGACCTTTCTCGAATAAGCGGCTTGTGGCTTCGTGCCGGAGGTCGTGCAGACGGATACCGATAAGCCAGTTCGGGGTAGCAGGGCGGTCAAGGATGCCGCACGTCGATTCATAGAGTTTACGAGCCCTCTGTACGGCGCGGCAGAACGCCCGCGTAAGGGCATCCGCAGTGACGGCGAAGGGAACGGCATGTCCAGTGCCTTTGCGGGCCTGTAGCACGGCTGCGGCGACACTGGAGAGCGGGACGGTGCGCGGCGTATCCGTTTTCGTCACCGGTAGGTGTGCGGTGCGTTGATCGAGGTCGATGTTCTCCCAACGCAGCGACGCCAACTCACCTCGGCGCATCCCAGTCGCTACGGCAAGCTGGATGAAGTCTCGTAGGTCCGGAGATTCCGTGGCGTCGATGATTGCCTGTATCTCGTCCGGGTGCAGTCTGCGGTTACGGCCTTGTGGCTTCCGAGGCTTGACGACCTTGGGTACGCCGCTGGGCAGGACGATGCCCCATTCACGTGTTGCCAATGTCAGTACGCGATTCACGAGATTCAACTCATGAACGACCGTTTGCGGCGACACCTCTTTGAGTCGTGCATCTCGGTAGCCTACGAGATGAGATGCGGTTAGTGCGGTCAGCTTGTACGCGCCAAGTTGTTTTTTGAGTTTCCCCGCGCGCCCTTTGTCACTGCCGCCGCTGCGTTTGGTCGGGGATACGTCACGGGTATAGCGGTCGAGCAAGTCTGCGAGGGTTGTTCGTTCGGCATCGTCTCGGCTCGCGAATAGTCCCCGGTCCATCTCCGATTCGATCATGCGGCCCCATGCGAGGGCTTCGATCTTGGTCGCGAACTTCTTTGAAGTGGCAGGGTAGCCCTTTTTGCGAACTTGGCACATCCATCCACTTTCGCGTTTGCTTACGGTCGCCATACGGCCTCCAGGGAGGTCGCCGGTGTGACTGGAGTGTGACTAGGTTGGTCTCAGTTGGATAGAAGGCAAGCCCGGCAAGGGTTTGCCGCCCAGCAGCAACGGCCTTCTAAGCCGTAGGTCACACGTTCGAATCGTGTAGGGCGGGCCAGAAATAATCGATTTATATCAACTGCTTACGCTGCCTTCGACTGCGGCGTTTTTATCGCCTCTTCGGCCGACATTGACAGAAACTTGACAGTGTCGGCGTGCTGCGCGAGGTGGCTTGGCGCGAGGGGCGCATACTTCTGCACCATCGCGATCGTCTTCCAGCCCCCCAGCTCTTTCAGCACCATCAGCGGCGTGCCATGCTGCACGTGCCAGCTCGCCCAGGTGTGGCGCAGATCGTGCCAGTGGAAGTCGACCATTCCGGTCGCCCGGCACGCACGCGCGAAGTCCCGCTTGTCGATCTGCCGAATCAGCTTGGGTGGCCCGTCTCCGCGCGTGTACTCCCGCGTGAATACGAGGTCAGTAGTGGTTCGCCTGCGCTGCTCCAGCGCGCTAATCATGTCCTGAGTGAGCGGTACAGCTCGAGCCCGCTTCGACTTCGCTTCAGCGTGTGCGATCCGGCGCGTATTCGCCGGCTTTCATATCGAGAGCGTGCCGATTCAGTATACGGTCGGCGGCGCAAAGGGCGTCGAGCGCCGCGAGCGGATTACTTTTAGTTGGGGCGACTCGGCGGAGCCAGTCGGATTGTTTGGACGCGTGCTGCCGGCGCGGTAATCGCGCCGGCGGGTTCAGCTTCAGATATCGACGTAGGCGGGGAGCAAGTCTTGATCGACGAGCCGGATCTCGATGCGATTCGCGATCGCGACGTGCTCGGGATTGTCGACCGAGAACGGGGCGTCCGTGACGCT